CATCAGAGTTAGTGACGTTTACTGCAGGTAGTGGTTTAGGTAAGACACAAGTAATGAGAGAAGTTATTCATCACATTATAAAATCAACTGAAGATAAGATTGGTTTATTAATGTTAGAAGAAACACCAGTCATAACTGCAAAAGGATTGATGAGTGTTGAAGCAAATCAAAGATTACATTTACCTGATGTTCATGTAAGTAAAGAAGAAATGACAACTTACTTTGATGCAACAGTTGGTACTGGTAGAGTTTATATGTTTGACCATTTTGGTTCTAACTCTATTGACAATATAGTTTCAAGAGTTAGGTTCTTAGCTAAAGGTTTAGATTGTAAATATATTATCATAGACCATATTAGTATTATAGTTTCAGACCAATCTCATGGAGATGAACGAAGAGCATTAGATGAGATTATGACTAGACTTAGAACTCTTGTTCAAGAGACTGGAGTATCTATGATAGTGGTATCACACTTAAGAAGACCTGATGGTAAAGGACATGAAGAGGGTGCGGCAACTTCACTATCACAACTTAGAGGTTCGGCTTCTATAGGTCAGCTAAGTGACATCGTTATAGGGCTTGAGAGAGACGCACAGAACGATGATATAGAAATCCGACATACTACTAGGATAAGAGTATTAAAGAATAGATTCTCAGGTATAACTGGTCCATGTTGTGATTTAAAATATGATAGAGAAACAGGGAGATTATCTGAGGTAAAGTCAGATGACTTTTAATAAAGTAGTTTTTGATATAGAAACTACTATGACTGCCGATAAGATATGGTGTATTGTTTGTAAGCATAATGATACCTACTATCAATTCAGACAAGATAAGCTTCATAGATTTGAAGAGTTTATAAAACAAACTGATGAAGTAATAGGTCATAACATAATTGGTTTTGATATACCAGTTATAAATAAAATATTTGGTTATGATTTATTTAAAAATTGTAAGATAACTGATACCTTAATTCTATCTCGATTATTAAATCCTATGATAGAGGGTGGTCATTCATTAAAAAATTGGGGAATAAAATTAGGTCAGAATAAAATTGCCTTTGAACAGTTTGATTTTTTTAGTGAGGATATGTTAACCTATTGTCGTAATGATGTAGATTTAACTCAAAAGTTATATAAATTTTTAATTAAAAGAACAGAAGATTTTGGAGAGTCTATTGAATTAGAACATGAGGTTGCTAAGATTATACAGAAACAACATGAGCATGGATTTAAGATAGATATAGTTGAAGCTAATATGTTACAAGCTAAGTTTCAAGAGGACATGAATACATTACAAAGTAAAGTAAGAGAAACATTTCCACCTCTAAAAGTAGAAACAGAATTTATTCCTAAGTCTAATAATAAAACAAGAGGTTATGTAAAGGGAGTTCCTTTTATTAAAGTTAAATATAAAGAATTTAATTTAGGTTCACGTCAGCAAATAGCTGAACGTCTAGTTATGTTAGGATGGAAACCTAAAAAGAAAACAGAAAAAGGACATACTATAGTTGATGAAAAAGTATTATCAAAAATTAAAAATATTCCTGAAGCTGATTTAATTAAAAAATTTCTCACACTTCAGAAAAGAATTGCTCAAGTTAATTCTTGGATTGAAGCGACAAGAGAAGATGGAAGAGTACATGGCAAAGTAATTACCAATGGTACTATTACTGGAAGAATGAGTCATCAGTCGCCCAATATGGCTCAAGTTCCTGCTGTGTATTCTCCCTATGGTAAAGAGTGCAGAGAATTATGGGTGGTTAATAATAAATATAAATTAGTAGGTGTTGATGCTTCAGGACTTGAGTTGAGAATGTTAGCACACTACATGAATGATAAGGATTATATACATGAAATCGTTAATGGAGATATACACACTACAAATCAAATTGCTGCTGGTTTGGAATCGAGAGATGAGAGCAAAACTTTCATATATGCATTCATCTATGGAGCAGGTTCCAAAAAAATCGGAAGCATCATCGGAGGTAATGAAAGAGATGGAGATAGAGTTAAAGAAAAATTTCTTAGAGCAACGCCAAGTCTTAGACGCTTACGAGAAAAGGTGGATGGAGTTTCTAAAAAGAGATGGCTCAGAGGACTCGACCAAAGAAGAATAATAATTAGGCATCCTCATGCCGCTTTAAATACTTTATTGCAGGGTGCTGGGAGTTGTGTTATGAAAAAAGCGTTGACACTCCTCCATAAAAATGTTATAAGAAAACAAATAAAAGCATTTCCAGTTGTAAATGTACATGATGAATTTCAATACGAGGTTGAAGAAAATAGAGCCGAAGAGTTTGGAAAGTTAGCAGTACAATCAATTATAGATGCAGGTAAACAATTAAATATAAGGTGTCCTTTAGATGGAAAATATAAAGTCGGAAGTAACTGGGCAGAAACACATTAGTACATTAGCTAAAGATATTAAATCTTTAATAGCTAATATCTCTGATGGAAAACCTGCTAAAATAACAGAAGAAAATATGGATAAGTTCCTTGCTAATATTAAGGAATCTTTTAAGGCATGGAATACTCCTAGTAAAGAAAAAGATGGGAAGTTAAGAATGTCTGTGCTAGGTAAACCTACTAGACAATTATGGTATGATAAGTATAGCCCAAAAGAAACAGGAAAATATGATACAAGTTTAAATTTAAAATTTTTATATGGTCATATATTAGAACATTTAGTTTTATACTTAGCAGAATTAGCTGGTCATAAAGTTGAGCATCAACAAAAGAAAGTTGAGATTGATAATATCAAAGGACATCTAGATGCAGTTGTAGATGGAGAAGTCTGTGATGTTAAGTCAGCTTCAGCATTTGGATTTAAAAAATTTAAGAATGGAGAGTTGGTTGGTGATGACCCTTTTGGTTATCTCGCCCAGCTATCAGGATATGAAACAGGTATGGGTACAAGTCATGGGGGTTTCTTAGTTGTTGATAAATCAACTGGAGATATATGTTTGTATAGACCTGATGAGTTAGCTAAACCAAATGTTCCTACTCTAATTAAAAAATTAAAAGAAACTTTAGAAAGTAAAGTACCACCTGAGAAATGTTATTCATTATCAGAAACAAAAGGTGGAAACAAATCATTACCTATTGGTTGTCAATATTGTTCTCATAAATGGGAATGTCATTCAGATACTAATGGTGGTAAAGGTTTGAGAGTATTTAAGTATGCTAATAAAAATGTGTTCTTAGCTGAAGTTAATAAGAAACCTAACGTAGAAGAGATAACACAAAACTTTACAGAAGAATTAAAGTATTATGGAAAGCGTGTTAAAGCATAAGCATTTATTAGTTAGGGCTGAAGTGTTAGAGCCACCTAAAGATTTAAAGGCGATAAAGAAATGGACTCGTTCTTTAATTAAAGATATTGATATGAAAATATTAGGTGGACCTTATACAAAGTATTGTGAGATGGAAGGTAACAGAGGATTAACTTGTGTTACTATAATAGAAACATCACACATTACTTTGCATTCATGGGATGAGGTAAGCCCTGCTTTAGTACAGTTAGATGTTTATAGTTGTAAGGAGTTAGATGAAAAGATTGTGTTTGATTATGTTTATAAGTTTCAACCAATAAGAATGTCTTATAGATATTTTGATAGAGAAAAGAATTTTAAATTATTAAAGTTAGATAAATGAAAAATAAAAAATTATACCAACCCTTACCTGAAAATGAATGTATTAACCTTACCATTTCTAAAAGTAAGATACAAGGGTTAGGATTGTTTACTAAATTATTTGCACCAAAGGGTGTTAACTTTGGTGTTAGTCATTATAAAATTAAGGATGAAATAATTCGTACACCTTTAGGTGGTTTTATAAATCATTCTGATAACCCTAATTGTGAGAAAGCAAAGTCAGTAGGTACAAATTATAATAAATATAATTTAATTGCGATAAGAGATATAAAAGCATGGGAAGAATTAACTCTTGAATATACTTTTTATAAATTAAAATGAAACAAACATTATTAAAACTTACACAGAAAATTACTACATGGCATGAAAAAATGTTTACTTATTTAATTGCTAAATCTAAAACAAGTTTATTTTTCACATGGCTTTTAGTTTTGATTTGTTTATATGAAATTTTTGAACATATTATTATACCTATCGTTTTAATTTGGTGGGGATTAAAATGATAATGATGATTAAAACTATAGGAGGTTTATTATTATTAAGTCTTGCTGGAGGACTTATAATTTATTTTATTAAAGATTATAAATATACTTCTAAGAAGAAGAAAAAGAAATGAATACTAAACAAATGAGTAAGGTAAGAAACAAAGCTAAACATATTATGGTTGAATGGCTTAAAGGATTATTAAATCCTGATGAGCAAAAGAAAGTTAATGTTAAGAATGTATTTAAATTATTACCTAATCAAACTCATTATTGGCAAGGTACAACATTACATTTACAACCATGGTCTTATAAATGGATAGTTAAAAAATTAAAAAAGAATCCTCATTGGACTATAGATGATTTAAATAGTTGCTTAGAACCTACAGAGAAACAATTAAGGAGACAGAAGATGATAGAACAAGGACCTTTATAATGGTAAAGAATACAAAGTTTGATTTAGATTTAAAGTATGGTCAGATAAGAGAGAAGAGAGTAGCCGACCTATTAATGGGAGGTAAGGTTGAGATTAAAACTGAACGTAGTTGGTGGAGAAAGACAGGTAATATTGCTATTGAATATGAATTTAGAGGGAAGCCAAGTGGT